TATGATACTGCTGTAAAAAAGCACTTTAAATATAATTATCGTCAAATTCATAGCTATAAATTTGATTATTATTACTATTATTTCCTTTATTCGAATTAGCTAATTCTTTTCCACATCGGTAAAACCAAAGCATATCTTCAACGGCTTTTTGAACATCTGTAATCTGTTTAAAATTAGGATAATATAATTGTAATGCTTTTATAATTTTTAATTCTTGTTGTATTTTTGAGTCTTGCATTAACAATTCAAAAAGTATTGATATTCTAAAATCTGTATTTATACTTTTTCCATTTACTTCTAAAGGAAGTTTATTAATAATTAAGTTCATTTAATTCCTCTGGACTATATCTGTTTAGAATATCACTTATTTCTTTATCACTATTTTGTTTTTCTTGTACTATCTGTTCCATTGCTAATAAACAATTTCTAAAGTTTCTTTTTTTGCCTAGTATCTTTTCGCCTGTTCCTTTTCCTATTATTTTGTCAAAGAAATCGTAGACAATTTCGCATAGCATTTTATATCCCTCTGAGTCTTTGCCTTTGAATTGTTTTATTTCTTTTACTTCGTTTAAGTATTCTTCTAATGCTGTTTCATATCTCCCTAAACTTTCAACATCTAAAAAATCAAATTCTATTTCTTTGTTTAATATTTTCATATACCTTTCCTCCTATTAAAGCAAGTGCAAACTATTTGCTTGCACTTGCTGTTTTTGTACTAGCTGATTGTGTAGATGGTGTACCTGCACTATTAGCTGTAAAAGTACAAGTTTTCCAATTATCTGTTGATGTTGCTATACCCTCTTCTATTTCTCCATTTGCTCCAAATGTTCCACTAATTGTGTATTTATTTTCGTCATCTCCGGCGCTATCTGGAATTACATTGTATAGACGTTTTCTTGCTTTGTATGTATTTACTGTTGTTCCCTCTTTATTGAAGTCTACTGTTACAATTGGAACATTTACATCTGTTTGTTCTAATTCTTGAACTTCTGCTAACAAGTCATGAATTGGATTTCCTATTATTCTATCTGCTTCATATGATTTTTCTGTTGCGTATCCTGTTGTCCTTTTTCTTTTATTTTTTTCATCTACGTATTTTGTTTCATCTGTTTCAACGTTTGTATTGTCTGGTACAGATGTAAAACCTTTCATTCTTAAAAATTCTGTTGCATCAGCAGTTAATCCCATAAAATTAACTACGTCACTTCTTTTATAAAATTTTAATTCTTCTTCCATTTTTTAATCCTCCTTAAAATTAATTTTCATAATATTCGCAATTCATCTGAATTATATAAATTGCTGTTGTTTCTGTTTTTTGCAGTATATATCCGTGGAGATGTGCATTTTATTGACTGTATACCACTTATCTCGGGTAAATTACGCATTTGATTTTGTTCTTTTATCCACTTTTGAAAATCTTCACAAAATTTACTATTAGCTAAATTAACAATACTTTTGCTAGATATTGGTGCTGTAACACTAAAATCAAATGCTATTTGTTTCATTGCTCCACCATCTGCGAAAGTTTTTACTATTGGATTTACTGGTGTTTGGTCTATCGAATAACTTTGTGGTTCATCTTTTAAATAGTCTACATTTATTTTTCCACCTTTTAATAATGGGCAGGTTTCTATAAACTCTTTAATTAATTCCATTTTTGACTTCTCCATTATTTGCCCCCATTCTTAATAAAATTTTCTACATCTTTGCAAACTTCTTTTCCTCTATCGTTCATCATACGTTTATCCCATTCTGCTCCTCGCTTTGGTGCTCCTTGGTAATTAAGAGGTTGATTAGATATTTTTCGTTTAATTCCTTTTGGTCTTGAAGCTCCAATTGCCTTTTTGCCTTTATAGACATAGTGCATATATGGTTGAGTATATTTTATAGAATGGTTATTGGGATATGTTTTTGTGTTTTTACCTATGCCGTGTATCCATTGGAACATATGGGTCACAAAATCTATCGACTGTATCTCTTGTAAACTTTGTCACTCCACCATTGTCATCTAGTCCATGCTCTCTTATTATTTGATTTGTAGAGTTCATTTTTACTGTTATTTTAAATCCACTGTTGCTCATTATTCACTAACTCCTATCTTATAATGTTGCAATCCACCTTTTCTGTTGTCATCTACACTTACTACTTTGAATACTTGATATTTGCTCATAAGCTCTCTTAAATCAAATTCATCTTGTATAATTCCCTCCACTACATAATCTTCTGTTGAAATATCTAACTTTTCTATTGTTGGTATTGTAATTGAGCCAGTACTCCCTTTTTCAAGTCCGTTTATCAATTAAGTTAGTCTTTTTATTGTGTCTAAAATAAACTTGTTTAAAATGCAATCTCGTAATGCTTTCGTCTTTATTGAAGTGGTATATAGTTATTTGATGTATGAAAAATCTACTATTCATTTAACACACCCCACAATACAATAAAGGCTTACCATCTAATCCAATTACATTCCAAAGATAAGTTTGCAATGTGGAGTATTTCTTATTGTCATAGTCTTCTTTTATTTGCTCTGGTGTAGTATATATTTCTTCCCAGCCTTCAATATTTTGCGATTTTAGGTTGCCTATTTCGTCTAGTTTTAATTCTTGTTCTTTTTGTAAATCAATAATTAAGCAAGTAACGTATTTTACCTGCTCTGGAACATTGTTTTGGTCAATTCTTCCAAAAGTTTTATGGTTAATATAATTACTTGCTTCTATTGCTAGTCTATTGAAGTTGTTAGGTATGCTTTCTATACCTAGCAACTTTTGATATTCAATTTCGTTTATGTATTTAAGCATACCTTTTCAACTCCTATTTTTTATCAGCAGTTACTTCCTCTAATTCAATTTTTACTGCTTCTAATTCTTTAACTAACTAGTATTCTTTTCTGATTTAAATGTTGCTGTTCCATCTTCTCCTGTTTTCTTTATTAAACCATTAAAGTTGATTTTTGCCCCTTCTATTAATTTTTGTTCTGCTGAATTGTCTTTTACAGTAAATGTCACATCTACCCTGTTTTCTGTATAAGTACTTGGTAAAATGACTGCAAATGGAAATCTTACAGCTTCGTTTGGTTGTAAGCTGTTTATTGGATTTGGTATTTCCCAACCTAATCTCATTGTTACCCTTAATGCAACCATATCATCTTGTGCTAAGTTATAAAGAATTTCTCCTGTTGCTGGGTCTTGAATTACTGCTTGGTCTAACACTTTAAATGTAATATCTTGTCTTATAGCATATACTGCTTGATTAAAGTCTCCTACTAGCATTTGTGCTTTTGTCTTGTCCCATGCACCATTATCTACATATGCTTTTGATAGGCTATCAATTTCTGTTCCTTTAATTGGTTGACCGTTGTTGTCTAACATTGTTCTAAATGCTGATTTAACATTCATTCCACCTAATACACCAGATACGTTATATCCACTTTCTTCAACAAAAGACATTGCTTTGTCAATTGATAGATATAATGTGCTTAGTGGACTTACTGTTGCACCTGCGTTCAATGCTGATGTTAATAGGTCAGCTCTAAATCCTGCTGGCTTGTCATCTCCTGTAAATACTGCTTGGTCAAATTTCTTTCCCATAGCCTCTTCTATTCTTGGTTTTACTTCTGCCCATATATCATAATCTGCATCATCTAGTACATTTTCTGGAATTGGAACTATTACTGCCATTTCCTCTGCTGTTATATACTTTTTGTCCCATGCCATTTTTGTTAATCTTTTTCTAGCATTATCACTTCCTTGCCAGTAAACTAATGGTAAAGAGTCTAAAACTCTCATTTTGGTTTTGTTTGATGTCATGTTTGGTAATCTTCTAAACATTGACATTGCTTTTGATTGTTTGATTGCTCCCTCTATTATTTCTCTTGAAACTTGTTCATCAATTAAAGTTTCTGCGTTACTTCTTGAAATCATTTGTCTCATGATTAAATTCCTCCTTTAAAATTAAAATAAAAAGACTAGCTTTTAACTAATCTCTTGCTGAACGAATTAAATCGTTCATTATTTGGTTTGTTTGGTTCTCGTTTGCTTGTGTTTTTCCACTTAAATTCATACTAGAACCTACCTTTTTTACAATTTTAGTCTCGTTATTGGCTAAGAACCTTGGATTATCTTTCAAGTATTTTGTTAGATTTTCTTCAAAGTCTCCGTCCATTTTTGAAACCTTATAAGCCACATAATCAACATTATCTTTTTCAACTCCAGCTTTAAAAACTTTGTTTTCGTTTTCAAGCTCTGTATTTCTTAATAATGTTTTTTGATGTTCTGCTTCTTTTTCTGCTTGTTTTTGTTCTACTGTTTTTTGTGTTTCTTGCCATTCTTTAAAAGCTTCTAATTCTTCTTTTGATGGCATTTTCTTTCTCTCTTTTGTTAACATCGCATTAACTTCTTCTTGTGTAAAAGTCTTTATGTCCTCTTTTTCAGTTTTTTTAACAGTTTCTGTAACTGTCCCCTCAGTTTTTTCCTCAGTTCCGAGTAACTGGTTTTTCTTCATTTTCCATGTTAAATTAACCTCCATTTTTTTATTTGGGTAATAAAGTAATTCCCACACCTTTGTTATTCTTTATAGCCTGTAACAAGTAAAAAGGCATAA